AGCTTTGACCCTAGGGTTATTTAGGGTCAACCAAATAAAAGTTATCCACAGGTTATCCACAGTCGTTTTTACGCAACAGCATACTACTGGCGTTGACCTCATCGACCATGATCCACCCGTGTTCGGTGTTCTGGATCATGTCAGCCTGGAGCAGCGCACCGATCAGTTTGTCGTTATAGGACGGGTTGATCATGTTGCGCACGGTGCGCTCGGCGTTGCCGTCTTGGGTCAGTTTGTCCTTGAGGGCTGACCTGCTGAGGTAGGGCAGGTCATCCCTGACCTCGGCACCGGATGCCCACCAAGCGTTTTCCCAAGTCTTTCGGTGGCCATCAATCTTGGAGTCTTTCTTGGTGGGTGCGGCTGGGGCTTCGGCTTGGGTGGTGATGGCACTGGTGACGGGTTGGTTGTCCTCGTCGTACCAGCCTGGGATGGTGACTTGTTGGAGGTTGAGGTGGATTGGCTCGGCCATTTCGGCGTCTTTGGACTTGCGCTGGACCAGTTGCATGGGCTGGTTGTCTTTGGCGGGGATGACGCTGATCTCAATGTCCAGTGCTCCTCGCCATGCTGATGAGCCTCGGGCGCGGTGCTGGGCCTCGTCGGAGACGCCTGTGTGGTGGACAAGGATGACGGTGCAGTTGAACTCCATCATTAGGTTGGCGCAAGTGTCGAGCATGGTCTTGGCGTCTTGGGCGCTGTTTTCATCGCCTGCAAGAAAGCGGTGCAGGGTATCGACCACCACGACCTTGGGGGTCTCGGGCAGCATTCGGATGTGTTCGACCACCTTCAGATACCCAGCGGGGGTGTTCAGGTCACAGCCGTGCTTGGAGAGCCACATGTTGAGTTTGCCCGATTTGTGGTGGTGCTTCCAAGCGGCGATTCGGCCTTTGAGGCCGTGGTGGCCTTCGCCGGCCAGATAGACCACATGGCCAGGGCGAACTTTGTTGCCGCACCAGTCTGGGGTGCTGCTGGCAATGCGCAGGCACCAGTCCAGCACCACGAAAGTCTTGCCGCCTCCTGATGGGCCGTGGACCATGACGAGGGCTTGGTCCTGAATCCAGCGTTTGACCAGCCACGAGATGGGGCTGGGCTGGGCCGAGAACTCATCGGCAGGGATTAGCCAATCATCATGTGTTGGTGCAAGAAGGCTGGCTAAGTCGTTTCCAGACTGCACATAATCGTTGGCGTCACCTTGGACTGGTGGGGTTACCGTGCGTGCGCCGTACTTAGCACTGGCTTGCTCGGCGTAGCGCTGACCAACACCAGATGCATCGTTATCGGCCACGATCACGATTTCTTGGGCTGGGCCGTGCATCTCACGCAGCTTGCCTGTGACAGGGACAAGGTTGCTGGCACTGTAGGCCACGATGACGGGGCGGTTGGTGGTCTCGTGGATGGTTGCCGCTGTGGCAAATCCTTCGGCTACATAAAGTGGCCCAGGCTCATCCAGTGAGCCTAGCTGCCAAAACTTGCCGCCAGTCTGGCCACCAGGATGATAAAGCTTGCCGCCTTCGTGGTCTATGTACTGGAGTGTAGAGAGTGTGCCGTCTTGGTCATATAGGGGAATAACCAAACGCCCATCGGTGGTAATGCGTGCGCCGTGGCCTATAACGCCCTTACGCTTGAGATAGGGGTGCTCGGGGCTTGCCGCTGAACAGCCTGCCCAAATTTGCTCAATGGTGTTGGCTACGACCTCACGCAGCTTGGCTGTCTCAGCATCACGCAAGGCTTTTGCCTCTGTCAAGCGGTGGGTGTTGGCTATTTCCTCGGTAATGGTGAGTTTGCGGCCAATATCGGCGCGAAATGTCACCTCTAAACCAGCACGCCAGCAACCAAAACGTCCAGATGGCACGCCATCTGAAAAGGCTACGTACCAGCCGGGCTTGTCGATGCCTGGCTTGCCTTTGGTGCCTGAGCGAAAGCGGTGCAGCTTACCGTCCATCTGAATGTGATCTGGTGGCTCTAAGCCTGCCGCCTTCATGGCGTCAATGAGCTGGGCTTCAGGGGATGCAACGATTTTCTCTGGTGGTGGCGACCAAGGACCACCAAGAACTTTGGAGAGGTCAGCCATGCGTCACCTTCCGGCTTTCGAAATAGTCCGACAAAGCCTGCAAGACTTTATGCGTTGGGTTTGCCTCTGGGTTATCGCGCACCTGGCGGATGGTGTTGTAGTGCAGCCCTGTTGCCTCTGCCACCTTGATCGGCATTCGGTCTGAAAGGGCTTGGCGTATTTGTTCGAGCGTCATCATGTTTTTGTCCTTGTTTAAAAAAATTGTTGTGATGTGCCAATCATACGCTACAATGTCGCTACACCACAAACAGATTCCCTGACAGTGGTGCAAAAGAAGGAGAGCCAGATGGCTATCAATTTGAAATCGACTGGCGGTTTAACTGCCAATGGGGTGAAGTTGCTTGTTTATGGACAAGCTGGTGCAGGCAAGACCACTTTGGTCAAGACCCTGCCCAATGTGATCGTATTGTCTGCTGAGGGTGGTTTGTTGTCCATTCAGGACGCTGACCTGCCCTACATCGAGATCACCAGCATGGATGATCTGCGTGAGGCTTATTCTTGGCTGACTGGCAGCGCGGAGGCGGCAGGATTTCAGTCTGTGGCCCTGGACTCTATCAGCGAGATCGCCGAGGTGTGCCTGAACACTGAAAAGAAGGCGAATAAAGACCCTCGGGCCGCTTACGGTGCGATGCAAGAGCAGATGGCCGACATCATCCGCGCCTTTCGTGACTTGCCAGGCAAGCACGTCTACATGAGTGCCAAGCTGGAAAAGACACAGGACGAGATGGGTCGTGTGTTGTATTCGCCATCGATGCCTGGCAACAAGACCGGCCAAGCCCTGCCTTACTTCTTTGACGAGGTGCTGGCGCTGCGTGTGGAGCGTGACGCCGAGGGTGTAACCCAACGTGCGCTGATGTGCGACTCGGATGGCCTGTGGCTGGCCAAGGATCGCTCGGGCAAGTTGGCTGGTTGGGAAGTACCAGACCTTGGTGCAATCATTAACAAGATTGGGGGCAAAGCATGAAAAAGTACGACCAAGCCTTTCCAGTTGGCTACAACGGGCACGAGGGCATGACACTTCGGGATTACTTTGCGGCACAAGCTATGCAAGGACTGTTGGCCAATGGATGGTGTACATCCCTTCGCAATGATCACTATGGCGAAGAAGCAGGAAACAGCACAGTTGCAATTGATGCGTACATGATGGCAGACGCCATGCTGAAAGCGAGAGCGCCATGATCGAAACCACCGACATGGCCGAGTTGGCCCAGATGTGGCTAAGAGCAAAGCAAGAAGAAAAAGATGCAACAGAAGATCGACGCGATATTGAGGACCACATCAAAAAGCTGGCAAGAATCTCAGACCAGCTCGACAGCACCGAGACCGTCGGCGCAGCAGGCTTTGAGATTAAAGTCGAGGGCCGCATTGACCGCAAGGTCGATTCAGAGAAGCTGCAAATGCTTGCCACTGAAGCCGGACTGAGCGATCACCTTGCAACACTTTTCCGCTGGAAGCCGGAAATCAACATGTCGGTCTGGAAAGCAGCCGATGAATCCATCACCGGGCCTTTGGCTGGTGCTATCACGGCCAAGCCTGGCCGTCCATCTTTCAAAATCATCCCCAAGGAGTAAATCATGGCTTTTTTATCAGAGACTTTTGACATCAACGAATTGCCTGTTGGTAACACTGGCAGCTTTGAGCCTTTGCCTGCTGGCTGGTACACCGCCACCATTTCGCAAGCCGAGCTGAAGGCCACCAAGGCTGGCAATGGACAGTACATCAAGCTGCGTTACGACATCACTGGCCCAAGCCACCAAGGTCGTGTGGTGTTTGGCAACTTGAACATCAAGAATGCCAACCCTAAGGCCGAGGAGATTGGCCGCCAGCAGTTGGGCGAGATCATGCGTGCGATTGGCTTGGCAAAGGTTGCCGACACCGACCAGTTGATTGGTGGGCAGATCGGCATCAAGCTGGAGGTCAAGCAAGACGAGCAATATGGCGCCAGCAACGAGGTCAAGGCTTTCAAGTCTTTGTCGGGCAGTGCAGCGCCTGCGGCCTCGATGCCTGTTGCCAGTGCGCCATCGCCTTCTGCTGCCAAGGCAGCGCCACCGTGGGCTAAGAAGTAAGCAAAAGAAAGCCCCGGCTGATGAAGGCCGGGGCAAAGTTCCCAACAGGAGAAAACACGATGAAAATACCCAAGAGTGATCATAACATTCAGGCGCTGATTGACAAGCACCATGAAGCCATTGCCGAAGTGCCTAGACCTCACCTTGGGGCCAGTACCTTGGGCCATGTGTGTGATCGGTGGCTTTGGCTGTCGTTTCGGTGGGCTGTGCAGCCTAAGTTTTCTGGCCGCATCTTGCGCCTGTTTCGCCGCGGCCACCAAGAGGAGGCCAACATCATCAGTGACTTGCGTGCCATTGGTTTGGATGTGCGAAAGGTCTCAAGCCAGCACCGAGTTGACTTTGGTAGCCATGTCTCGGGGTCGCTTGATGCCATCATTGATTCTGGTGTGCCTGAAGCGCCCAAAACCAAGCATGTGGCTGAGTTCAAGACGCACAGCAAGAAGTCGTTTGATGCGCTGGTCAAAGATGGCGTGGAGAAGTCCAAGCCCGAGCATTTTGTGCAGATGCAGGTCTACATGCACGGCACTGGTCTGGACCGTGCGCTGTATCTGGCCGTGTGCAAGGACGATGACCGCATCCACACCGAGCGCGTGAAGCTGGACAAAGATGTGGCCGACAAGGCTGTGCGCCGGGGTCACTACATTGCTTTGAGCGACAACATGCCGCCACCCATCAGCACCGATGCAAGCTGGTATCAGTGCAAGTTTTGTGATGCGCACGAGTTCTGCCATGAGTCCAAGACCACCAAGCATGTGAACTGCCGCACCTGTGCGATGGCCACACCATTGTCGGACTCGACATGGCACTGCGCCAAGTGGGACGATGTGATTCCGGTGGATGCACAGCGCAATGGCTGCGAGAGTCATGTGCTGCACCCTGATCTGGTGCCGTGGCAGCGCAAGGATGGGCCTGATGAGTTCACTGCGGTCTATGAGATCAATGGCACGACTGTGGCCAATGGTGACCCAGAGCAAGAGGGCGTGTTCAGTTCTAAAGAGCTGCTGGCTAATGCCGAGGCTTGTGCTGACAAGGGCTGGACGCAGTTGCATGATTTGCGCAAGCAATTTAATGGGAGGGTTGTAGCATGAGATTCGGTTCTGTTTGTTCTGGCATTGAGGCCGCATCTGTTGCTTGGCATCCACTTGGCTGGAAGGCCGCATGGTTGTCTGAGATTGAGCCGTTTCCAAGTGCAGTCCTAAAGCACCACTACCCTGATGTCCCCAACCTTGGAGACATGACACTGTTGCCAGAGCGCATTCTGTCGGGCGAAGTTGAAGCGCCAGATGTTTTCTGTGGTGGTACTCCATGCCAAGCGTTCAGCGTGGCTGGTCTTCGCAACTCCCTTGACGATGCGCGGGGAAATCTTTCACTCACCTTTGTAGGTATCGCAAATGCAATTGACCATGTTCGATCTGTTCGACGAGATGACCCGGCAATCATCTTCTGGGAAAACGTGCCCGGAGTCCTCTCAACCAAAGACAACGCCTTCGGCTGCTTTCTTGGAGCACTTGCCGGTGAAGATGATCCGATCCTCCCATCAGGGGAAAAATGGACGAACGCAGGTTGTGTGTATGGTCCCCAAAGAACAGTTGCGTGGCGAGTCCTCGACGCCCAATATTTCGGAGTGGCCCAACGACGCCGCCGTGTGTTCGTTGTCGCAAGTGCTAGAGACGACTTCGATCCCGCAGCGGTTCTTTTTGAGTTCGACGGCGTGCGCAGGGATACTGCGCCGAGCAGAGAAGCGGGGAAAACAATTGCCCCTTGCGTTACAAACGGCCCTCCTTTCAGTTGTACAGGCAACGAAAGAGTAGAAGCCGAGGCGATGGTTGTGCAGAAGAAGCAATGGCCGCAAGAAGTTGCACCAGCATTGGACACCACCCTAAAGAAATACATGGGGCTAGATAATCAGCATGTCAACGGTGGCTGTGGTTGGTTCGTTCCAGACTGCGCACCAACATTGCGTGTAAATAGGCCAGGCGAAGGGGGTATGCCGGGTGATGCAGGCCAATTGATTCCAGTGGTGGCAAACACGCTTAACTGCTTACAAGGCATACAAGCGCCAGACACATTCAATTACATCGTCCACGGCACACAAGACCCTTGCGTGTCTGATATTGCGTTTGCTCAAGGCAGAAATAATGGAGGTGAAAACGTATTGGTTCAGCCAATATCTAATGCACTTACAGCAAGCCTTTCATCAACTCAATGCCCTAATGAAGACACTACGCTTGTGCCTATTGCATACACCACCAAGATGCACAACACCACTAGCAATCAAGCTGGCAAGTTCTATGAGGAGTATTCAACCAGCTTGGATGCTAACAGCCCTCCTCCAGCGGTGTTTCAGCCGATTGCATTTGCCCAGAACCAGCGTGACGAGGTTCGCATCATGCAAGTAGCTGGCGCGTTGGCAGCAGAACCGGGAATGAAGCAACAGACATATTTTGCGCAGCCTATTGATTTCCGCAACCTTCGATTTCATGAGGGCGATGTGGCTGGAACGATGCAATCCAAATCAAGCGGCGGCTATTCGCTGAATTATGAAACGGGCGTGATGCAGCCGATCCCCCTTGACATGCGCAACGCTGGCCGTGACCCTGAGAAGCACGATGAGATGAACAGACAAGGTGTTGGTGTTGGCGAACCCGGTGATCCTGCGCACACGGTTACTTCTGCGTTTGTTCATGCTGTAGCGCAGCCGATTGCATTTAACCACTATAGAACCAATGCCGCCCCCGGTGAGTTGTGCCCGACTTTGCAAGTCAGCAAAGGTGGTGGTACGGCTGGCGCGGCTGTGGCGCAGCCAATGGTTTTGATGGATCAAGGCGGCAGCGTGATGAATGTGGAACACGACATGGTTGGCACACTACGCCGTGAAACACACGGGCATGAGCCAGTGGTGATGCAGCCAATCAGCTTTGGCGCACAGATGTCTGTGCCTCAAGTTGACTTTGACTTAAACCAGACTTTGCAGGCCAAGAACCCAATGGCTGTAATGCAATCAATGGCCGTGCGGAGGCTGACACCTGTGGAGTGCGAACGCCTGCAAGGCTTTCCAGACAACTACACCAACATCCCTTGGCGCAAGAAGGATGAGTCACCAGATGGGCCACGGTACAAGGCTTTGGGCAATAGCTGGGCTGTGCCAGTGGTGCGGTGGATCGGCAAACGTATTCAGGAGCAGATCAATGCTGCGTGACTACCAACAACGCACCATCGACCAGCTCTACGCTTGGTTCGAGGCCGGTGGCAAGGGCAACCCCTGCCTGGTGCTGCCGACAGGCTCTGGCAAGAGCCACATTGTGGCAGCGCTGTGCAAGGACGCCTTGCAGAATTGGCCCGAGACTCGGGTGCTGATGCTGACCCATGTGAAGGAGCTGATAGAGCAGAACGCTGAGAAGATGCGCCAGCACTGGCCCGGCGCTCCAATGGGCATTTACAGCGCCAGCATTGGTCGGCGTGAGTTGGGCGAGCCAATCACTTTTGCTGGCATCCAGTCGGTGCGAAGCAAAGCCCGTGAACTTGGTCACATTGATCTGGTGATCATTGACGAGTGCCACCTAGTCAACCACAAGGATGAGGGTGGCTACCGTGCTTTGCTTGCCGAACTCAAGGCCATCAACCCGGCTTTGCGGGTGGTGGGCTTAACGGCCACACCTTACAGACTTGGGCATGGCCTGATCACTGACAAGCCTGCACTGTTTGATGCGCTGATTGAGCCGATCAGCATTGAGGAGCTGATCTTTAAGGGCTACCTGTCAACTCTGCGCTCCAAGGTCACCAAGGCCAAGCTGGATGTGACTAGCGTACATAAGCGTGGCGGAGAGTTCATTGAGTCAGAGCTGCAAGCAGCGGTGGACACGGACGACAAGAATCAGGCTGTGGTGCAAGAGGTGATGGCTTTGGCTGGTGACCGCAAGGCGTGGCTTTTCTTTTGCGCTGGCGTTAAGCACGCGCAGCACATTGCCGAAGCCCTGCGCCAGCAGGGGGTGGCTGCTGCGTGCGTTACAGGGGACACCCCAAAGAAGCAGCGTGATGAAATGATCGCCGACTTCAAGGCTGGCAAGCTGCAAGCGCTGACAAACGCCAATGTGCTGACCACGGGCTTTGACTACCCTGACATTGATCTGGTGGTGATGCTGCGCCCAACTATGAGCGCCAGCCTCTATGTGCAGATGGCTGGCAGGGGTATGAGGGTCAAGAGCCACACCGATCACTGCCTGGTGCTCGACTTCGCTGGCGTGGTAGCCACACACGGCCCCATCACCAACGTGCAGCCGCCCAAGAAGGGTGGCGATGGCAATGGCGAAGCGCCCCTCAAAGTCTGCGAGAACTGCGATGAGTTGGTGCATATCTCGGTGATGGTCTGCCCTGCTTGTGATCATCCTTTCCCGCCAAGGGAGGTCAAGAAACTGCAACTGCATGATGACGACATCATGGGGCTGGAGGGTCAAGAGTTGGAGGTGACGAGCTGGGCATGGCGTGAACACACCAGCAAGGCGTCAGGCAAGACGATGTTGGCTGTGACGTACTACGGTGGGCTGAGTGACCCGGCTGTGACCGAGTATCTGGCCATCACGCACGATGGTTATGCAGGCCAGTCTGCTGTGCAAAAGCTGATTACGATTGCAGAGCGTGCCCAAATTGTTTCTGGTGGTCTGAATGTGAAGACCATGATTGAGATGGCGCAAAACCTCAATAACGCAACACCTCCAAGCATGATTGAGTTTCGCAAGGATGGTAAATTTTTCAAAGTAACGCGAAGGAAATGGGCATGAGACACAGCGAACCCGAGTTCTTGATCCAGTGGCGCGAGTGGGACCGTGCAGGTCCACCAAGGTGCTGCCACACCTGTGAGCACTACGGCAACGATGGGCAATGCGTTGAGTTCTTTATGCAGCCGCCAGCAGAGTTTGCCGAGGCTGTTGGCGAGTGCCCCAAGTGGGAAAGAGGGGTTCCGTTTTGACTGACCGCATACCCACCGAGCATGAGGAGCAGCGCGAGGTCGTGAAATGGTTTCGCCAGACGCACAGAGGTGTGCGCATCTTTGCCATCCCCAACGGTGGCCAGAGAAGCATTGCTGCTGCCACCAGGCTGAAGATCGAGGGGGTATCGGCTGGAGTGCCCGATCTGTTTATCCCTGCTTGGCGCTTGTGGATTGAGATGAAGCGCATCAAGGGTGGCGTGATCAGTGCCGAACAGAAGGACTGGCTCAAGTATTTAGAGGAAGTGGGCTATTGTGCTAAAGTGTGCAAGGGTGCTGATGATGCGAAGGAGCAGATCACTGCCTTTTTTAACCAACAGAAAGATACTTTATGAACGAGCAAATCAAAGACAAGTACATGACCATTCGCCTGCCCGCAGATGTGGAGCTGGAGGTGCGTAGACAGGCCGAGCGCCACACCAGAACGCTGGCCGCACAGGTGCTGCACTACATAAAACTGGGGCTGGCAAAAGAAAAGAAGTGATTAGGGTTTGTCCCTATAAAATAATTGTGGGGAATCGTGGGAAGTGAGCTATACTAGAGTCCTAGTAACAACCAACCAGCAAGGAGCTGACCGTGAACACAACTTACACCGCATACGTAGCATCTGATCTCTTCAACGCAGGTTATAGCTGCGATGGTCATCCATTCATCGCTGATCAGTATTACGTTCTGATTGAGAACGCAGCTGGTCGTCGTTTCCGTCACGTCGCAACTTTTAACGGCACTGAGCGTTTGGTTTGCGAAGAGACTGGCGATTCTTGCTTTCCTGATTTGCGCGAAGAAGCCACCGCCAAAGCTGAGCGTTTGGCTGCCCGTGTTAACGCAGCGTTTGCCTCTGGCAAGGATGTTGATTGGACATATTGGGGTGAAGTTGATCCAGCTTACGGCTCTGATGAGTTTATTTCTCAAGGCACAGAAGCTCAGCGCGTTTTTGCTGAGAAAGCCGCAGCTTAATTACCAACCGGGGTTTCGGCCCCACCTTTCAGGAACCCACCATGAAACACCACAAATATCACCAACACTACCAAGTCAAAGCCGCCAAACTGCACGCCCGTGCAGAGGCTGCATTGGACCTGTTGACCGCACTTGTCATCGGCATTGGTTTGGCCGCCTGCCTGTTCTATGGGTGGTCGGCATGAGCTGCATGAACACCCAAATGATGAACAGCCGCCAGTCTGACGAGGACAGGGCCGAGCGCCTTGAGTTTGCAATCGAGGCACGAGCTGCCGAGCTGCTGACACATGGCGAGGCTTGCGACCCGATGGATGGCTTCAACATCGCCGAGGCGCTGGGCGAGGCAAGCAACAACGTCAAGATGGTGCTGGGCAAGGTGCTGGCCGAGCGCAAATTCGACCAGGTGGGGATTCTGGTGGATAGCGTCACCCGAGAGTATTGGGGCAAAA